CATATTGATCAGATGGATTACCATCAAAACTTATAAAGGGATATGGAGGTACATTATCTGTAGGTGATACTACAAAATCTTGCCAACCTGGCCATACAATCCTATTAGGTACAAAAAAATAATGCATACTGACATCAACCCTATGCATAATAGGAGCAAGCATAGGAGCAAATCTAACCATCGCTTCGCAACTAATAGTATAATTATCTCCTGGTACACACTCATTAACCAATATAGGAATAAGATTACCCATATCACCAGAAAACTTAAAATCGTGACTAAGATCAAACACATTTTTCTTAGGTTTGAACATTTGAACTGAATTAAACAAATTCGGCTTCATCGTTTGTTTTGTTTAGTTTTTTAATAAATTCTGTTAATTCTTCTTTAGGTACTAAAATTCTTGTGTAACTGTAACCATTGTGTGCAACTAGCACTACATTTTTTTCCCATTCATGAACGTCTAGCCTATTTTGCTTTTCGTTCAAATCATAATCAAGGCTTATCATAACCTAATCCCTCCACGACTTACATAATAAGTCCTTTTAGATTTTGTTTTACCTCTTCCCCGGCGTTTATAGCCGTAGTTTGATTTTCTACGCATAATTGTTGATTTTTGGTAATTAAAAAATAAAGATGATTTATATTATGTTAAATAGGTTTTGAATATTATCTAAACTTTTTTGTTTTTATTGAAATTTTTTTATTTGGCCAATTTTAATATAGTAAATATTAGATCACTCGTTACTGTCTCTGATAAACCTAAGTTTTTAAACTTTTGTCTCATCTTTTCTGTCTCCATCTTCAAATCTATATCTTTCACATTCCTTTGTTTCATAAGTACATCCCATAACATTGATTCATGTAATACATCATTTATATTGCGTTTTTGACCTTCTGATATATCTCTCCAATAATTTTCTGATTGTAATTTATCAGCAGTTTTTTTAAGAATTTCTTTTTCAAATGGAACTTTAGATGTATCAGCTTGTAATTTTGCTATTCTTGCTAATGTCTCATCTATTCTTGGTGAATTTTCTAGCCATCGTCTTTCGTTTTCTCCATAAGTATATGCTGTTTGAGCTCTTCTGCCTAAAATGTTTTCCTTTAACATATCTTGTTGATATGGAAACAACTCATTGTCTTTAAATAAATTAAAACTCATTCTGTCAGTATCTTTAAATACTCTTAAAGTGTTAGCTTTAATATATTGTTCTTGGGCTTCTGCTATCTTTATTTGTTGTTCCAAATTATTAGTTTGGAGCTTTTTATTTTCATAGTCTTGAAATGCAGATAATACTTCTGGTATTCTTTCTGTTTGTACAACTGATGCTTCTGGATTATACGATTGCGGAGAAACTTTGCCTATTTCTCCACCCATCGCTGTCGCTCCCTTGTCATATACAAGATTTGGATTTAATCCCGCCTCTTTTAACCTTTGCATTTGTTGCTGTGGTGAATTATAATCGTTTTGTCTTTTCCAATCTGCTAAAACATCTTGTCTCTGCCTATTATACATATCAAGCGTGAACTGCTTTTGCTCTTGGTTTCTTTTCCTTGCTGCTATTGCTGGTAATATTGCTGACGCTGCACCTGTTATCAATCCTAGTAATGACATTTCTAATTTTTTATAAATATACGATTGTATATTTTTTCACCAAATTTTTTTTATTTATTTTTTATTCTTCGCTATTCATCCGCTGCGCTACTTCATCCGCTTATCATATTATAAATAATTTATATTTGGTGTCAATAAGCACTAATATATCAAGAGTATTAGTGCTTATAGCTGACGCGCTCCGCTTGTCTTGCAAAAAAGAACCCGATGGATTATCCATCGGGCCTTTTTCGCGTTGTTTACTCCGTTTCATTTTCGGTTTTTGTTAAACCTACTGTTTCGGCTACGGGGTTTGAACGAGATCTTAATTGCTGAAGTTCTTCAGCATAGATTTCTGCATATTCTTGCCTTTCTGCTAAGTCCATTGTTCTTGGGTCAGGCATAAAATCCTGACCATCTTCAACCTCTTCATAAATCGGTTTAAATTGATCTACTGGCAATCCTCTAGCAAATCTTTTTAATATTTCTTTAACTGACAATGCCTGATCGGGTATTGTCAAACTTGGTTGTGTATTTACTTCGTACTTTTTTTCACGCATATTTGCGTTAAACATATTTTTTATTTTCATAATGTTGTTCCTTCTTTAGATTTTTTATACATTTTTCTAAAATTATCTATATGTATTTTTGCTAGTTCAGAAAATACGTTTTCACCATATTTCTTGTGTAATTCGGAATCTAACTCCTCCCCTACTCTCTCCATTCTTCTTGCAATTCTATTTTTTTCACTTTCCGAATACATTTTGTCTTTATAATAACGCGGCATGGCTATCTTTTTACCATCTTTCATCGGTATATACATCCTCTGTTCTAAATCATCTTTATGCCATTTAATCATTTTTTGCGTTAAATAACTCTTTCCTAAACCTTTGCTCATTAATTGAAATTCCTTCTGTCTGTCATCGTTTTGATGTATTGGAATTTTGCCAGGTTTTTGCATATATTTTAAAGTGTACCCTATACTAGCTTCAGATACATCTCCTATGAATATTGAACCCAATTCTCTTCCATCTTTTGCCCATGCTCTTGCAATCATTTCTCTATTTGCATTAAATAGAATTATATGATAATGTGGGCGCATCTTCTGTGTACCATACTCTCCCACAATGAAGTACTTGATTTTTTCGTTAGTGAGTTTTCGTAACCTTTTGAAAAACCTTTGTACGTCATCCTTACATAAAGTAAGGTATCCTTTTTTCGTAATTGGAACATATTTTGTGTCATATGTTAAGGTAACAAATAATGCAGAATTACTAATATCTCCCTCTTTAACAAGGCGAAACGACCACCCTGAAGTTCTCCGCTTCATACATGGAGGGCATTTTCCACATGGTACCGGAATTTTATCATTGGTCGTTAAGCCTTGTTTTACGTAAAAGGGTGTTATACACTTTGTACTCATTACAACATAGGTGTACCGAATTTCGGCATTGGCCTAACTGCTTTGATTTTGTTGTATACATGACAATAGAGTGAATCTGCACCTTCTTCTACTGCGAATATACGTTTCGTTGCAGCTGGATCACATTCAATAAATTCTTGGTTAAGTGAAGGTTCATTAGCAAATATCCTTCCAAGATGCCAATAATCAAGTGAACTTGTAAATTCTCCAGCTACTCTACTTGGTTGATATTTATATTCTGCGTAACGTGGAACATAACCAAATGTGTCTTCTGCATTATTAGTATATGCATACAATTCTTGTTTTTGAACTTCTTGTTCTCCAATATTAGCAAAAGATGGCCAATAATAATCCAAATTATCTTTTTTCAAAAATGTACGTGGTATACCTTGTTGATAAGCTGTTTTCGGCATTACTGACATAATACCTATAATATAACCATGTTCTTCGCAAAAATATTTGCCATATTTTCCTGAAGTTACTCCTATACCATGTCCTGCCATATAACCTTGTGGATTTGAAGCAGGTACATCAGGATCTCCTGGCTCAAAAGATCCACTTGTATTAAGTACTTCTGATATTACAACGGGAGATTTAATACCTGTGATATATTCAGGTCTTTGTAATCTTGCATCTGATGATCTAACTCCAAAATGCATAAGAATGTTCTCTACGTACCTTGTTCCTCCTCTAGCATTTTTTTCTAGCCATTCTTGAAGTCTCATTGCTCTTCTTAAATCATTAATTGTACCTGGTTGTACTTCTAAACCATCAGTGCTAGCATATAATGGTCCTCCTACGCTTCCTGGTATTGGTGTTCCTCTTTCAACATTGTACCATACTTGATCGCCGCCATTAAATGCTACTTGAATTTGGTTTCTAACTCCAACAGTATTTTCATTTAATTTTATTCTAGCATCTCCTTCAATTTGTCCAATTGGAATATCTACTGCATTTCCTTTTTGTGCAAAAGGTAATGAAGCAGTAAAGTAATCATGTTCCCAAGCACGTTTTCTCATTGTTAAAAGAGAAGTTTTATTGGCATTGTTAGAACCATTTTCTAGTTGAAAAGCAACGCTAGGTACCAAATTTTGATCTCTGTAATATTCATTGTATACACACTGGTATGCAGCAAAGGGTAATGCATTAATATCAGTACTTACTCCTGCACCGCTTTGTCTCAATGGTATTCCCATGTAATTAAGAAACTTTGCATATTGATCAGATGGATTACCATCAAAACTTATAAAGGGATATGGAGGTACATTATCTGTAGGTGATACTACAAAATCTTGCCAACCTGGCCATACAATCCTATTAGGTACAAAAAAATAATGCAT